CTGCTTCAATTTCTTCAGAAAGTTTGACAGCGTACTGTGTTTCGATTTCTTCTTTGATAGCGGCAACCTTAGAGTTGATTGCTGCCTCAAAGATAGTTTTTGCTTTTGCTTTAAAATCTTCGGAGAGTTCTTCGCCACCGAGAAGAGCATTGACATCCTCTTCCATGTCATACTCAGCAACTACTTCTTCAGTAGTCTCTTCCTCAGCGACTACCTCGTCAGTGGTTGTCTCTTCTTCTTCGATCACTGGTTCCTCTACTTGAACTTCTTCTTCCTTCATGCCACCAGGGGCAGCCTCTGCAGGCTTTGCCTTAGCATTTACTACATCTCTGACTTGCTTAAGAGTCTTACCAGGTGTTTTTAACTTGGCAGAATCATCATCAGCTTTGTAGTTCTCAGGGGTGGGACCACCGAGATCTTCGTAAGAACCCGACTGTCCAGGAGTTGTTCCAGACAAAGAGGGCATAGGATCACCAGGTTTGGCGTTAGCGTTAGCAGCAGTTTTGGACTGCTGTGTCTTTACTTCCATTTCTTGTAATTCGTTACCACGAGACATTTGAACAGCTCCGTATCCGTTTTTTTAAAAACTATATTTATTTATAAATTAAAAGATTTAATACCTATTCAGATACTATTAAGGAAATCGTTGAATAAATTCAACTTCTTCTCATCAAGTTGTTTTTGTGTTGCAAGAGTGTTAATCTGCTTGTATGTTTTTTCTGCAAACTTCTCACGAAGAATGCCACCATCCCATACCCAGTCTTTTCCTTCCATGATTCCTTCAACGAATGCATCAGGAGCAGAGGGATCAGCAACGATGTCAGCAGCAGTTGCTAACATAAAGTCGTCACCGACAACATTGACACCTTCGCGTGTCATTTTCAAAGAACCAATACCTCTAGATGAGACTCCAAGTTTGACGCCTTCATCAATGAGAGATCCTGCGATCTTACCCATAGGAGTGTTCAGGATCTTTGCTTTACCGATAAAGTTAGAACCAGACTCTTTCAGAGAAACAATCTTGTGAGATACACGATCTAAGTTGACGGTAGGACCATCAGGATGTCCAAGTTCGCCAAGTGCTCTACCTGCTTGAACATGGTTTTCGTTGTATCTTCCAACTTCACGACGAAGTGTTTCCATGGGATACATTCTACCGTTACGGTTTTTGATGTTTCCCTGAAGGAATACTCCCTCAATATAAAGTTGTTTTTTACCGCCTTTTGATTCGACAATGAATTCGACGGATTCGATTTCCTCTCTGATAAGTTTCATCAGGCTTGTCCGGTGATTTGTACTTGTTGAACGAAGAGTGATCCAGCATCTCCAGTTGTGACTGATGCCACTTTAACTGAGTTGAATAAAGTAGCATCTCTGTCAGAAAAATCTGTAGAAATTCCACTTGTGTCAGCAGAAACTACGAGTCTTGTTTGATGGAACCCGTCGAAACTAGCAGTTTGATCAACAGAGTCAACTCCAACATGAGTAATAACTGTCGCCCAGTTACTATCTGCTGTTCCAACTTCAAGAGACACACAGTTGCCAACGGCAAAAGGCATTTGAGTTCCCTCAGGACAGGTAATGCGTGTCTTGCCACCTGCTAAAGACTCAATACTAATGACCTTTTGCGATGCTTTAGTAAGTGCTAAAGTAGCAGATGAACCATCCGCAATATAATATTCAGTTTGGGTACAAGTTGTTCCAGTGCCGATTGCTACGTGAGCATTTACACCTCTTGCGTTAATACGAATATTATTCGACTTAACAGTGATCGCACCACTGGCACCACCAGATCCTGCAACTGCTACACTTTGACCAGCACCAACTGTACGATGTGCCATTATTCAGACTCCTCTTCGGTTTCGTCTTCGGTTTCTAACTCATCGGTGACTTCCAGAGTTTCCTCTTCGTCATCTATTTCAATGTCTTCACCGTCAAAAACTGCATTTGCTATTGAAGGACGATATGCATCGATCCTCTCAGCAGACTTAGCAAAAAGAATATCCTTGATCTTGTCGCTGATCTGCGACGGAGATTCATCGGATATCATCATATCCATAAGCTCATCCATGTGAATAGTCAATACCTACTATGTTTTATTTATATCTCCCCACCCTTGGGTAGTTCAGGTGCTTCAGTTGCTGAACCATCTGTTTCTGGTTCCATGACTGGTTTCCCTAAATCATCATTCGCTTCGGGTTGGAAAGGTTGACCCGTTTCTGGGTCAATAGTTGCAGGATCAGGAATAATACCTGCCTTTATTTCCTTTTCAATAAGTTCATCCTGCTCCAAGATCTCTTGATCAGTCTGACGGAGAACCTTTCTTCTCAAGTAATCTTGAGAATAATACTTACCAACGTAAGGTTCTGCTGCCTGAGCAAGAGTAAGTCTTTCATTTATCAACTCCGCTTCTTTCAGTTCAGCGAAGTGATTGTCATACAGGAAGTCATATTGAATGAACTCACCCATGATGTCCCAATCTTCGGGGGTGATGATGTTCTTAAGAAGAAGTTGGGTTCTCAGCATATCGTGGAACATGCGTGAGAATCTCTTTCTCAAACGTCCAACAAACTTACTAAACTTGACTTCATCTCTCAGGATTTCAGAAGATCTCCCCAGGTTAAACCCACCATCTCCTTCAATTCTGGAGATAGGAACATTAAGCGACTTGTAGAGTTTCTTTTTAAAATATTCAATATCAGTGATTTCACCCAGGTTTTGTCCGCCAGGGAGAGTGGAGATTTCGGTTCCTCTTCCACCCTCACGCCTGGGAAGCCAGAAGTCCTCAAGCATTGACATGTATTTTTTGTCATCACGAATCTCTCCAGTGTTGGCGTCATATACGAGTTTGTTGCGATATCTATTCATAACATCGCGCAGATATTGTTCTGCCTTTACTTTAGGCAGATTACCTACATCGATGTAGAAGATTCTACGCTCTGGTGCTCTTGACAGTCTGTAAATAACCAGACTATCTTCAATCATTCTAAGCTGATTAAGCGATTTGATTGCCTTGTGAAGATACGAAAGAGTTGATCCTTTGTTACGGTCTACCAAACCAGATGAACAATATGTTATGGAATCTTTTGCCATCTTGATTCCTGCTGAACCACCCATCGCTCCTGGGTTTCCAGTGGGATATCCTGTCTTAGGATTGTAGAGAAAATACTCTTCAATTTCAGGAAACTCATAATCCATTGGATTATCGGATGCCTTACCAAGGTTGTTTAACCTTACCTGATCATTTGGTTTTTTCTTTTGTTGGCGTATATAACGCATCTTCATTGCGTCGATATAACGCAATTCTTGAATACCCTCTTGAGGGTTCTTCATGTCAATGACTTTATGATAATAAAGTCTACCGTCAATGTACCAATTCCTATAGATTTCGTGCGCTTTTTTGTCAAAATCTAATAACGAAAGGATATATTTAAACTCTTCTCTAATTTTCTTTTTGATGCCATCACTAGCATTCAAGTTTGAAAGTTCTATTTCTACTGGAGACTCGTTGGTGTCCGCAACAATTGCTTCATTTACAACATCTTCAATGGCACTGTCACATTCGGGATGAAGTGACATTTCACGATATCGTTTGATGAGATCAAACTCAGTTTTGTATACACCTTCAATATCAACATAAGAACCAAAAAACCCACTAGTCAAATAGTGGTCAACCCCGTCCTCATTGTTCTGAGGAACGGGGGACACTACACTAGGTGGAGTCTTATCGGTGTCCTCAATCGAGAACCCAAATAACTTTGCCATGACTATCTAACAGTCCTTTTATTGGACTATTTATCGGGTCACAAGATTGCGTTGATCAGCAGGTCCACCGTTAGTGCTGTTAGTACCAGCAACCCAGTATTGAACTTGGAAAGTAACAGTGAACTCTTCAATAGTATCAGTGGTGTCGTAAGACAGTCCTATCTCAGAAATTTCAGTGGGGAAAATGTCACTGAAATAATAAGTTCTGAGAGGAGTAACGTCTGAACGTCCGGCGCTTCCATCGCCACCACCAGAGCTGGTGGTTGAATTTCTTCCTTGATTTGCACCTCTACCAAGTTGATGAACAACTGCATTACCCATGTAAGATCCGGGAGCAGTTGCACCAGAACCATCGCTGAGTTTGTTAATACCATTCATCCACTGCTCAAACTTACTTCTAAGTCTGAAGTTTTCATCATTGATGATGGTGATGTTCCAAGTATCAAAGGTTCTGTCTCCAGCAACCTTTAGTGTTCTACCTCTAAAAGGAATTTCAATGGGAGTAATATTGGAAGCAGGAAGTGCTGCTGCCTTGCAAAGGAACTGAAATTCTTCCTTAGCATCATTACCGAAGTCACCCATATTTTCACTACCAGGCCAACCGGTAATATCAACCTCAAAGAGATTAGGACGGGCACCGCCCCCTCTGAGGGCGGATTTGAAGTTAGTGATCGTTCTTAAGTTTGCCATTAGTTGTTGCCTCCTTGTTTATTTAATACTATTATCAAACTCTGCCTGTAACTTCTTCAAATGCAACACCAGTTCGTGTGGCAACAAATGTAAGAGTGACATAGTTAATAGACTTAGTGGGTTTCAGGAAGATGTCTGCCCGGAACTCATTATTGTCAACAACGTCAGGAGTGTTATTAGAACTATCACAAATGACTCGGAAGTCAGTCAAACCTCTCTTCGCTTGAACATCACGGAGGAAGGGTTCAACAGCGTTTGTGAAGGAAGATCTTGTGATCTCATCGTTGAACTCAAAGAGTTGCTCGTTTGCGAGTCCTTCAAGTGCCTTCTCAACTGTGAGGAAGAGGCGACGAACATTGATTCTATCGAACGCGGAAGCGAAGTTTAGTCCAGTCTTATCACCGTAAAGAACGGTGCCAGTCCCTGGTAATGTGACGATAGAGTTGACTCTTGCTTCATACAGGGAGTCTCTCTGTGCTTTATTGGGATTGTATGCCAGTTTAGTGGCATTGTTAAGTACACCTCTCTGTTGTCCAGCAGGTGAATACCAGGGGAACTGATCAATTTCAGTTCTAACCATCAGACCAGCAACGTCTCCGTTGGCAGGAATGTAGCGGAACTTATTATTGAACCTGTCATACATGTACTTGTATCCGCTATCAAAGAATGCGAACGAAGAAGAAGACAGGGGAGAGAAGAACTTAATGATGTTATTTGTTTGATCCGTAGCAGATGCAACATCAACTACATTGTTTCTATCAGGTGAGATGCAAGCAACACAGTCTTTTCTACCATTTGCGATAGAAATAAGTTTATTTGCTTTTGCCTGCGACTCAACTTCAGTGGTGCAACCAGGACCCATGAGAAGGAAGTTGATTTCAATCTCATCCTTATTAGCAAACAATTCGTAACCTGCGGTCAGGTCACCAAGAGTTGCTGCCATTCCTTTGTTGTCGGTTCCACTGTAGTCCTTACCACCAACGAGGGCATAAGTCTTGTTACCGATAGCACCGAATACAGTATCTTGTGCAAGTTGTCCCCAAAGACCTTCAGCAGTTGTATTTGCTGTAAATTGTGTGGAGAAACCTGTAGCAACGGGAGTTGTACCGTGATGGGAGTCTGCTGCAGCAGATGCGTTACCACCACCGTAGATGTATTGAGAACCTTGAGCAAGGAAGTCCTTGTAGAATGTTCTCTCAGGAGAGGCGACTGCAGAAACAGTATCAGATGCCTTGGAGAGGAAAGTGTTTCTCTCAAGAACATTACCTTTAACACCTGTCAGAGTGCCTTCATCATCGACAACAACAATGTGCATTCCATCATTCAAACCTTGTCTATCGCTTACATAAGCAGATGTTGTAGGTTTGGGAGCAATCTCTTTCCAGAAGATGGTTGCATTGGAGAGTGTCAGTTGCTGACCATCATACCAGTCAGTGACTGTTCCAGCAGCACCAGCAAATACGCCAATACCTTTACCTGTGTTAATACCAGAGTTATTAACAGGGATGATAGTTGCGCCAGATACGAAAGATCTCAGAGGATCGTTCTGAACGTAAGAGATAGCGTTCTCTGTGCTTTGTCCAGAAACTCTGGATACAACTTTAACAGCGATGCTACTAGCACTGTTTGTAGAGTCAGTGGTTACACCAGTGATGATGCCTTTCAGGAAACCATCGATAGTTTTGGTTGTTCCAATACCAGGTTCAGTTCCGCTCAGTGCCATAG